ACGAAGGTTACTTTGACGACAAAGGCAACAACGTTATTGATAAGAAAACTAAAGAAGCAAAGCCTGCTCCTAATCCTGCGTTTATGTTATTTGAAAAATGTATGCGTGGCGACACAAGTGATAATGTGTTTAGTGCTTATCCTGGTGTGCGTAAGAAAGGCACTAAGAACAAAGTTGGTCTTACAGAAGCGTTTGAGGATAAAACTACAAAAGGGTTTAACTGGAATAACATGATGCTACAACGTTGGACTGATCATAACGGTGATGAACATCGCGTACTAGACGATTACAATCGTAATGTAGTATTGTGTGACTTGACTGCGCAGCCTACAGATATTAGAGAAATTATTAACACAACTATTGCAGAAGTAGAACCTAAAGACATTGCACAAGTAGGCATGCGTCTTATGAAGTTTTGTGCTAAGTGGGATATGCAACGAGTTGCAGACCAGGCAGCATCTTTTGCACCACCATTACAAGCAAGGTATAATAAATGATAAAAGCAAAACCAGTCTTAGAAGATAAATTTTGGATTATTGAAGACGAGGGTGTTCGAGTTGGAACACTAACTCGTGATGACAAAAGTTTTGTCTTTTCTAAAAAAGGCGAAGTTAAGTTTTATAATGACGAAGTTGACTTGAAAAAGAAATTTGGCAAAGACTTTCTTACTGCTAGTATTACAACCGAAGTCAGTGATACTACTGAATATTTAGTTCATGGATACCCTACTCGTTCGACTCCGTATAATTCAATGTTTGATATACAGCGTAAACTTCCGTTGTTTACTAAAAGTGAAAAATCAAAGAGTGTGTACTGTGCAGGATATTATCTAGTTAAATTTAATGTTAGCTGGCTTAAAAGTTTTTGCCCAAAGTTGATTACAATTGAACGTAATGAGCATCTAGGTCCATTTAAAACAGATATCGAAATGAAAGCAAAACTGAGCAATGTCAATCGAACCAATTAATACTGCACCAATACAACAGTTTATTAAGCAAGTCCAAGGTGCCGAAAATAGTAAAGCAAAAGACTTGCGTCTGGATATTTCAAATGCAAAAAATCTTGCATTTACATTAGGCATTGTACTAGCAAGATTAAATGGCGATTTAGAAAAGTTTGTTAAAGAAAATGCAGGCAGTTCGTCTGATGAAGTTTTACAAGTACAATTAGGTTCCGGAAGCGACTGGCAGTAAACTACGCATATAAGTCATAAATATATACGTATATATTTGGAGACGATTATGAGCAGACCAAAGCCAACAATTTTGTGTGAGTTTGTAGATAGAAAAACTTTTAAAAGCGAGCAAGTATTAGATGCAGAAGCAGTTTGGGCTGTATTCTATAAAGACAGACCGTTTAATCTAAAAAGTCAAAATAGCTTAACAAATTATCCAGGTCCAAAATATAAGAAAACAAGTTTTTCAAATCCCGGACATGCGTTGCACTTAGCAAAGAAACTTAATATAATGTTTAAATCAGAAGATTTTGCTGTTTTTAAATTAACAGCAGGTGAGAAAATTGACAGTGAATAAAACTGTTTACACTCAAATTTTTTTAAAACAATTAGGGCAGTCAACTAACGAGCAAAACATAAAAGGTGCTATACCATTGTGGTGGTATAATACTAGAGATAAGGAATCAGGCGGTCTTCGACTTACCGAGGAAGGCATGAATGTGTTAGAAAAAATTGAGCTAACAACTTATAATATTCCGTATCCTGCAGATATGCCAATTACCACACAGATTATTATATTTTTAGATAAATTTATCGATTGTCCATACTACCTAACAGACAAAAGTATTACTGTTACTAACGAAAAGAAGGCGGTTGAACTAACTTTATTCAGCGGCGACTTGCGCAAGTACGGTTTAACAAAAGCGTTAAACAGGGCAAAAAAAGAAGACAATAACGGTTGACTTCTGTGATACTTGTGTTATATTACTTGTATAGGGTAACACAGCATAAGGAAGTATACCATGTCAGACGTAAGAACAATTTCACCTAAAAAAGTACTTAAAGCATTGCGTCATGCAATGTCTAAAAAACGTCCTGTATTTTTATGGGGTCCTCCAGGTATTGGTAAGTCTGACATTGTTGCACAAGTAACAAAGTCATTTGCAAATAGCTTGTTGATTGATATTCGCCTAAGTTTGTGGGACCCAACAGACATCAAAGGCGTTCCGTACTTTGACGCAAACATTAGTAAAATGGTTTGGGGTGCGCCTGAAGAGCTCCCAGACGATGCTCTTGCTGCACAGTATGATAACATTGTAGTGTTTTTTGACGAAATGAACTCTGCGGCTCCTGCTGTACAAGCGGCAGCATACCAGTTGATTCTTAATCGTCGTGTTGGCAAATATAAGTTGCCAGACAATGTTATTATTGTTGCTGCGGGCAACCGCGAAAGCGACAAGGGTGTTACATATCGTATGCCTAGTCCACTAGCAAACCGTTTTGTACACCTTGAAATGGGTGTAGATTTTGGAGATTGGTTTGATTGGGCCGTTGTAAACAACCAGCACAAAGATGTTGTTGGTTACTTGACTTTTGCAAAACAAGATCTTTACGATTTTGATCCTCGTAGTTCTAGTCGTAGTTTTGCAACACCACGCAGCTGGGCATTTGTAAGCGAATTGTTGGAAGACAGCCTCGACGAAAATACTACTACTGATCTTGTTGCTGGCGCAGTTGGCGAAGGTCTTGCTATTAAGTTTATGGCACATCGCAAAATTGCTGGCACTATGCCTAATCCGTCAGATATCCTAGACGGCAAAGTTAAAGAAATGAAAACTAAAGAGATCAGCGCAATGTACTCGTTGACTGTGTCTTTGTGCTACGAACTTAAAGAAGCTGCTAACAACAACGATAAGAAGTTTGACGAAAAAGTGCATTACTTCCTGCGCTTTGCAATGGATAACTTTGAAACTGAGCTAGTTGTTATGGGCATTAAACTTGCACTTACACAATATGCATTGCCAATCGACCCAGACGAAGTTGAGTGCTTTGACGAGTTCCACGAACGTTTTGGCAAATACATTAAAGCATCATCCTAATGTTTAATACTAAAGTGGGTAATTAATTTTACTCACTTTAGTACTTTCCTCTTGACATCTAATTTAAATATGTTATATTAGTATTATAACAACGGAGAGAGCAAATGCTAGATTTTACAGATATTGTAGCAATTAACATGTCAGTTAAAGCAACTCAAACTAAATTAAAAGAATGGGAACCAGATCCTAATATTACAGATTCAGAACTAGCTGCAATGCGTGAAGTAGTTCTCGAACGTATTATTACTGCTCGCATTGGTTTGCTTTTGCGTCATCCGTTTTTTGGCAATATGGCAACACGTCTTAAGATCGAAGCTGCCGACGACTGGCTAGGCACTGCCGCAGTAGACGGACGTAAATTGTATTTTAACACACAGTTTTTTAATGCAATGGATAATAAAGAAGTTGAGTTTGTTATTGCACACGAAATTCTTCATATGGTGTTTGATCACTTAGGGCGGAGAGATCATCGCAATCCAAGACTTTATAATATTGCAGCTGACTACATTGTTAATAACTTGCTAGTAGACGATCGCATTGGTAAAATACCTAGCATTGTAAATTGCTACCAAGATTTTAAATATCGCGGTTGGAGTTCTGAAAATGTCTACGATGATTTGTTTGAACAAGCCAAGAAGAACGGTGACGACTATTTAGATAAACTTGGTGAAATGCTAGACGAACATCTTGACTTAGAAGAAGGTGACGGTGATGGCGACGAAGGACAAGGCAAAGGCAAAGGCAAAGGCCGTCCTAAATACTCAAAAGACGAACTTGATCAAATCAAAGACGAAATTAAAGAAGCTATGATTCAAGCTGCACAAGCTGCGGGTGCTGGTAATACGCCAGGCGATGTACAACGTATGATTAAAGATCTTACTGAGCCTAAAATGAACTGGCGTGAAATTATTCGGCAATCAATTCAAAGTACAATTAAAAGTGATTATACATGGATCAAGCCAAGTCGTAAGGGCTGGCATCTTGGGGCTGTATTGCCTGGAATGAGCTTTCATGAAACTATTGATATTTGCGTTGCTATCGATATGTCCGGTTCAATTGGCAATGAACAAGGTGCAGATTTCTTAGGCGAGATACAAGGTATTATGGAAGAGTTTCCAGACTACAATATTAAAGTGTGGTGTTTTGATACTAAAGTATACAATGAGCAGGATTTTAGCGCACAAGGTGGTGAATTACTAACTGAATACCAACTTATGGGCGGTGGCGGCACAGACTTTATGTGCAACTGGAAATACATGAAAGAACATGATATTGAACCTAAGAAGTTCATTATGTTTACAGATGGCTATGCTTGGGATAGCTGGGGCGATCCAGACTATTGCGATACAGTGTTTATCATCCACGGGCATCATGATAAAAACTTAGAAGGCCCGTTTGGTATAACAGCACACTACGACGAGGCTGCATGATAAAGGGAGAAAAAATAAATCCCCTAGAAGTATTTAAAGTACGGAGAGTAGAATTTTGCCCTCCGTACTTTGAGCAACATACATTTCCAACTAGGTATAATTTGTCTCAGGCTATGATTGAATGGATTGAACATAACATGGCTGGACGGTTCTATATTGGAAGCACTTTAGAACTTGATGACCAATCAAATATAAGATCATCAACAAAAGTTGCATTTGAAAAATTAAGCGAAATGAGTTATTTCATGTTGGCTTGTCCATATTTGAAATATAATTAATCAACATATAATAAGTATTTACAGAAGGAGAATATACATATGTCAACCGAAAATAAAGAAGGTAACCCAAACGATCTTACCATTCAAGATCTTGCTACTATGAAAGGTATTATTGATATTGCAAGTGAGCGCAGTGCCTTTAAGCCTAACGAGATGGCAGCAGTAGGTATTGTTTATAATAAACTCGACATGTTTTTGAAACAGGTTGAGGCACAAGCAGCAGCAGCAAAAGAAGCAGCAGAAAATGCTCCACCAGCGCCGGCAGCAGCAGAAGTTGCAACAGGAGAAGCTAATGGCTCTTAAACATGTAGGACGTATTAAAAGCAACAAAGCAAGACTTGTTATTGCATATCGCACACTACCAGGTGATCCGTATAGCGCATTGGTAATTCCAACTTCGCAATTACCAGCAGACGAACACGACACTCTTATGAAGTCAGTTGAATCTCATGCAGGTCAAAATGCAAATGAGTTTTATGAAGTTATGCAACGTACAGTATTACCTGATGGACGTAATATGCTTGCAGGATTTCATCAACGCGGCAATATGCGCAAAGTATCAACTGCTGATATCGAAATGACTCCAGATACAAGGACTGTTATTGGATTAAAAGAGCTAAACGAAATTATTGCTCAACAAAAAGGTGTTGCACTTGAAGATCTTTCAATGGGAGGCGAATTCAAAACAAATAAGCCAACAGCTAACGAAACACCTGTAACTAACCCAGCGGAAGCATATGTTGTGCCGACAGCAACTCCGGTTGCAAATGATGGCGTACTCGATGATGCTACGTTAGCAGCTTCGTTCCGTAGTCAGGCAGATCGGTTAAGTAAAGAAGCCGCAGCACTACGTAGGCAAGCAGAGGAGCTGTTCCCTACTAAAAAAGCAACTAGTAAAAAGACTGAAGGCGTTGAAACAAAATAACCCTAACGATAAACACAACGAGCAATACTGGCAAGAAATCTTTGAATCTATTGACATGGATGTCTTGCCAGTTGAGTACATGAATAGAATAATTATTTCATTTGACGACGGAACTGAATGGGATATCGATATTAAAGATAGTCGTGCTAAACAACCTATTGAAGAAATCGAGGACACAATTAACGAACTATTCCTAGAATACGATGATACTATAACAAATATCGACTTTCGAATGGATATGGAACGTCTTAAAACAGAATTAACTAAAAGAGTTAATCGTTTTATAAAATTAAATAAATGATAAATCCTCCTAGGTGATAAATACTGTATAAGAATATCACCTAGGAGAATTTTAGATGGCCTTACAGCTGAGACGAGGAACAGACGCAGAGCGTACCGCTAATGGCGGAGTTGTGTTCGCAGAAGGCGAACTTGCATATATAACCGATACAGAAGAAGTATATGTTGGCGATGGTACTACGCCCGGCGGAATACGTATTACAGGATCTGCCGTAGGATCGCCTTCAGCACTTACACAAAATTTAAGCCTAGCAGGATTTAGTATTTCAGGAAGTGGCACTATTAGTGCTACAGCATTTATTGGTGACGGAAGCGGATTAACTAACGTTGGAGGCGGCGGCACTGGTGTTATAGACGGACAAGAATACTCAATTAGTATTAAAGGCGATGTTACTGGTGCAGATAGTGGAATTATAGTTGATTCACAAAATAGTATTGTATATGCAGACTTTGTAGGCAACGGTAGTTTAATTACAGATATTGAAATTGGCCAATTAACTAATGTTGTTGTTACATCTCCAGTACAAGATCAAGTATTAACATACCAAGGTGGTACATGGGTTAATGCAGATGCAGCAGTAATACCTGCATCATTCGTTGGCGATGTTACTGGTAGTGTATTTAGAGACGATAGTACTCCTATAGTTGACGGGTTGACTGGTAACATATATCCAGCAGGACTATATACAAACGCTAACTCATTGAGTGTTCTTCCATCGCTTAATGGTTCGGAAAATAAGTTTGCAATTCGTGCAACTGATTCTAATTCAAATTTAACATTACAACAAGATTCGGCAGCAGATTTGTCCGGCGGTAACAACCTTTATGGGCAAGTTATATTTGCAAGAAATGATTCAAACGGCGCAGCAACAACTGCTCGTATACGCGGGTATGAAAATTCATTACAATTTGAAAGTGATTCTACTAGTTCATTTGCTACAGGAGAAACAACTTTTGTATGGACTGACGGCAAAATAGGCATTGGTAATACAGCGCCTTCCACCAAATTACACATCACAGACGGTAGTATTCGTCTAGATGATAGTAGAGCATATGTAAGTATTGTAGGACCAAGTCAAGGCGAACTTCAATATACAAATGGTGATTTATATCTATATGACGGTGCCGAATGGAACAAACTTCTTTCAAGTGATGTTACACTAGGTATTACAAGACTTTTTGGACCGTTAATACCAGCCGGTGTTACAAATGCAGAACTTGACGGAGTTGGCAGTGATAGTACTGTTCTTGATGGTGCAATTGTATACAATACTGATCAAGATAGAGTACAAGTCTTCCAGGCAGGCAGTTGGGTTGGAATGCCAAACAACGGTGCTGCAATTGGCGAAATACTAACATGGAATGGTACTGAGTGGGCGGCTGCGCAAGCAGCAAGCGGAGGCGATGTCGTAAACGCACAGCAACTTGGTAATCAACTTCCAGCGTTTTATTTAGATTATAACAACTTTACAAATACGCCTACACTGTTTGACGGTGTGTTTGGTAGCTTGACTGGTACACCTACTACAATAGCAGGATATGGCATTAGTGATGCATTTGACGGTGTGTTTGGTAGCTTGACTGGTACACCTACTACAATAGCAGGATATGGCATTAGTGATGCATTTGACGGTGTGTTTGGTAGTTTAACTAGTACACCTACTACACTAGCAGGATATGGCATTAGTGATGCAGCTACAAGTACTCAAGGTTCAACTGCTGATACTGCATTACAGCCAGCAGCATTAGGCAACTTTACATTTACAGCAAGTGTACTAGACTCAAGTGACTCGGGCGGTATTACAATTACTCCGGCAGTTACAGTAAGCAGCGACTTAACAGTTGAAAACAATTTAGTTGTTACAAACACTGTTACCGCAGAAAGATTTATTAGTACTAGTGCAGAAACACCTGAAATTACAGCAGCAACTAATTTAAACTTAACAGCAGGAAATGCAGTACAGATTACAAGTAGTGTACTAAGATTGGCTAGTTTTACAACTACCGAACGTAATGCTCTAGCAGGACAAAACGGTGATATAATTTATAACACAACTGACAACAAATTCCAAGGATATGAAAACGGTGCTTGGGCTAACTTAATCTAAGGACTAAATCATGGCTGAAAAAGAATATATTGTAAGTCTCAAAGCAGGTGTAGACTGCGAAGCGTTTTGCGACGAGATGATCGCGTCTACAGGATCTGGACCTATTCCTGGTCGAACAGTTGATATTGCTAATGCAAGACCAGGAAGTATGCGTAATACGCATTATAGTTTAACAGACGAAGAAGCAGCAGCACTAAGAGCAGATTCAAGAGTCTACAGTGTAGAAATTCCACCAGAGCAGCGTGACGATATCGAAATTGGACACCATGCTGTACAAAGT